GCCATAGCCGGAGGCTGGCTTTTGTGGTGAGAATCCACAACTGACTATGACAATCCTTACACCTGTTACGCTGCCACCAATTGCCGAGCCTTGTGTGCTGGAAAATGATGTATAACTTTCTAACCTATTTGAATCTCTGTTTAGATAGATTGGCGTGGTGGTGTTGTTCCAGTTAGCAAAGACAACATAATTACCCAAAGAAACAATATCGCTTGGGATATTCCATGTTCCATTTATATCGACCGTACCAACCCAAGTCACAAACCCTAAGTAGCTGGTATCCGATATTTCAAGGAAGTTGGTGCTATTAGTGAATCTCAGGCCGTAACCGCTAGCCGACTGAGCACCGCCAACAGAAAAAATATCGACCACGGCTGGCGTGAGCTGGTTATAGTTTGGGTAGTTGGTGTCATAGTTGACCGTCAACGTATTCCCATTGAACGACATTGAATTAGTCATCGCTCGGCCAGCACTACCATCACCTATCTTCCCTTTAATGTTTACGAGCCGTCTAGGGATTATGATAGAGGTCGCACCACCTTGCATTTGTTTGGTTCCAGCCGAGCTATTACCTGATGTTTTTCCGTCACCGCGTGTGTTAATGGTTACAGAGCCAAGGTACGAAATAACCCTGGCATTTGATAACTCGATAGACCGACTAAATCCATCTGGGGTATATCTTATTCCGTAGGTCACGATAATTTCCCCATGAATGCGCGTTCAGTGCCGTTGGCGTCGTAGCATCCTATCCCATGGCTATTAATTCGTACTGAGCCATCGCCATCGGTACCATTTAACTCCATGGAACCATCTTTACCGATTCGCCAACCAGCGCTATTCGCCACATAGTTATTCGACTGAATATAATCGCCAATCTTTGCAGAGGTGATCGTGCCGTCGGCAATGAATGCCTGATTGATAAAGACTTGGCCATTCTGTATTGCAAAGGGTGAGTAAGTTTTCCCTCCCGCTTGGCTCATTACAGCAACCCTATCCGCAAGGAATAATACTTGCGAACTTACCCCACCGTCACCGGCAACTTGCACACCGATAGACATACCGGCAGAGTAATAAGTCCCTTTATAGGTCACGCCAGCATTAACGCTAAATACCGCTGAACCCGTGCCGTCTGTAGAGAATTGCGTCGTGGCTTTCTGAGAGATTGCCGCGGTATTTTCGCCAACAGTTGCCTGTATTTGGTCAAACTTCTGCGCATAAGCGTGGTCATTATCGGCGATAGTGGTTTTCACCGAGATAATGTCAGCGCGGTTCTGTCCATTCACGACCATTTGATGATCGACAATCGCGTTATTATCGAGCGCATTCTGTAGAATACCTTCAACGTTAGTGTCAATCTTGGCGACTAACTGCTTGCCTGCCTCGCTTTGAAGCACTTGGTTGGTAATGTCGCCGAGTATTTCAGAGGCATCGATACTCGATTGACCTTCAACGAACGCCGTCCAGTCTCCCTTGTTGCCAATTTTGTCGATTATCCTAGCCCGGTACCAGCGGCGCACACCTGCTGGCATTGGTCCGTGCTGATAATTGCTACTCGGATAAGGAACCAGCGTGAGAAGTTGAGGGTTTTGTCCATCGGGCGTGGTGGCGACCTGCAATTCAGTATACGCCGTATCACCCGAGCCATCAGGGAAGGACCAGGTCAGGTTTATATTCCACACCACGTCATCCGTAGCGAGCAGGTTAACAGGCGTGCCGGGCTTGCCAACTTTACCGGATAGCGCCACACCCTGTGCATACCCCCATGGCGAGGACACGTCTGCGGCATTGATAGCCCTGACACGGACATCATAAACGCCAGCATAGATACCTTGCACTGAGAAACCCTGCGCGCTGGTCAAGCCAACATTCACCCAGTCGCCATTATCTTTGCGCCACTGTGCGGTGTAGTTTATTGCCCCATCTACCTTATCCCATGACGCTTGCAGTGTGGCCACCGTGACACCTTGGGCGATATGGTCCGTTTCAGTGACCACGATATTTTGTGGCGCACTCATTACACTGGTTGGTGTGACCGTCACGGGTGCCGGTTGGATTTTCACCCCATCATCAATGTAGCGGAACTTGTTCGGGTCATACTGGACAGCGGCAACAGTAAAAGTGCCGTCGTCATTATCCGTAATCGAGGTTACCCGAAATTGTTGAGCCGCTAGATTGTCACTATCGATAATCCACACCGCCCCGGGAACCGGGTCAGTCTTATAGGCTGTGTTAACGGTGATGGTTTTCTTATCTGCCGCGATGCTGGCAATGGTGCGAGTCTGCGAAGTGCCGTCAGGTAAGTTAAGGATAAGCCTGTCACCTGCCGTGAAATCAACCTCTCTATCTAGTGTGATAGCAAGGCCATTAACTGCTGAGATTCTCCCACCGTTTTGCTTTCCTGCCCGATACGGGTCAGCTACACCGATAATTGAAGTCGGTAGTGGGATATGCCCATCTAACCCGACACTAAATGAAACGGTGGCATCTTTCGAGTTGGAGAGTAGCGCCCAACGACCGCGCCGATGCGCCTCACTCTGAGAAGTACAGCCGATAGCGGTTAAGCTCATTTGCTGCACGCCGTAACGCTCAACTAAATCGGAGTCGTAGACTGCCTCGATAGTGTCGGAGTAATGGTTTGCCGGGTCAGAATAGCTTACCTGACAAGAGGTATAACGATTCTTGTATGAGCCTCCGGCATAACTGAACATGCCATCAACCACGTTACCTGCTGCAAACGTCCATTCCAAATCATCGACCGGCACGTCTGCTTCGACGATAACTTGTGAGTTGCCCCAAAAGGTAATGCCACGAAAGATAGCTGCAAAGTCTTGCATCACGGTAAAGGCTTCTTCTTGTGATTGCACATACGCATTACAGGTAAAGCGTGGCTCGGTACCGCCCGCGCCGTTCGATACCATATCGTCACAGTAGACCGCGATTTGATACAAGCCCCATTTATCAATCATGGAAGCATCGACACGGGTACCCATGCCGTAAATCTTGTCCAGAATTAGGTCGTAGAATACCCACGCTGGGTTATTGCTATATGCCAGCTTAAAGTTACCGGACCAGCTACCAGAGTAAGTCCGTGTAGCCGGGTCGTAGTTATCCGGCACGCGGATTAATTTTCCCTTCATCTTCACCGTGACTTTCGGTGCGCCGTTGGTAAATTGCTCTGAATTGACCTCGATGAAAAGTAGTGAGGTGTTCGGGTATCGCAATTTGCTGTCGATGACCTCAGCGAAAGAGAAAATCTTAAAGGCATTGACCAGTTTAGTGTCGGTAGAGTCAGCCGTGATACGTCTCACACGAATAGCCGAAGACTTAGCGCCACTTGCTAAATCAATGCGGTGGTCTCGCTGATACTCTGACGTCGTTTTGCCGTCAAACTTCCCCTGTACGACTGTTTGATAACTGCCGCCATCCGTTGAAAGGTCGATTGCGTACTCGGTGACGGTTCCCACCATGTCACCATTATCTTTGTACTGATATTGCGCTGGAACACTGAGTTTAATGCGGACCGCGTCTAGCGAGGTATCGGTAAACTGACGCGTCCACGGATTCGTGGTAGTAATTGTTTGCCCGACTGATAGCTCGTTATCAATCTCTGGCATACCTTGTATATATTCTTGGTCTTGTGTACCGCGTCTAAACTCCCACTTTACCCCTGTGAAATTATACGAACCGTCATCATTGGCCAGCGGAGTATCATTGAGGTAGATTTGCTGCGCGGTGACCGTGCCTTCCACTTCCCCTTCACACACCGCGAGCAGCATTTTAAGCTTGGCTTCAGAGAGTAAGTTATCAGCTTGCTCAACAGGAGTATGGGCTTTTGCCGCGCCACCCTTGCGGCCTTGTATCGGGTAATCTTGAATAAATGCCATGTTTCACCCATAAAAAAAGGCCACCGAAGTGACCTGATTAGATTCGTTAAGTTATTGCTGGTCGCTGGAGAATATCCCGGCACTAATCACCGCCCCGCCGACCTCTCGCTCACCGTACAGCACCGGCACCGGATAGCCCATTGCCACCGTATTCACCGGCGCACCAAAGGCATAGTTTGGTTTATTGTCAGCACTGGAAGACGATCCGACGCTCATTTTTGGCTGAGGCGTAAGCATCTGGACAACACCGCCGAGCGCCATTGATATTCCGATCCCTGCTAATGCAGTGGCTGCGGTACCTGCACCGGCAGCAGTTAAGCCGATAGCAGGGATTCCCGCTGCGGGAATTAACAATGCAGCACCAATAACAGCCGCCCCTATAACCACTTGCAGTAACCCGCCACTTTTCGCGCCTCGGGGAACAGGCTGCATGGTGTAGGTATTTTCAGAGCGAGTCAGGTCAAAGCCCTCTAGCCCGACATTGCTCTTGCCAGAGAAAAATGCGAAGTGAACACCATCATGATGCGCGGTAGCCAGGTATTTTTTAAAGCCCTTCACCTGGGAGCACATCGCCCGGATCATCTCGTTTAAATCAGCAACGTTGAATTGATGAGTCTTACCGAATTTCTTAGCCGATTGGCCTTTAAGGATAAGGGTTTTTAGCATTAGGAATGTCCTTGTGTCGAACGATGCGCACGGTACGGTCACGGAAGTATTGACCGTAGGGAACGCGCGTTGAGAGATTGCCGAAGTTGTGATGAAGAATTAGGTTGTCCCCGAGGTAGATCGCCGCATGGTTGGTCACTGGCGTGCCGATTTGCATCATTATCATATCGCCGGGCTGCGGGGTCTGCACCTCGATAAATCCCTCATCGCGCCAGTTATCTTCGTAGCGGTTTTCTTTTCCACCCACCCACCATTCATAAGGAACCGACCAGTTACGCAGCTCTATACCATACTCTCGCTTGTGGTAGTCCATAATCAGCGACCAGCAATCAGCGTGACCGAGCACCCAAGGACGCCCAACATAATCGCGGTCAGTTCTAGGTGAGAATGTGCAGAAATCCCCATCAGGCCACGACATAATGCCCCACTCAAGGCCAGAGTAATCGCACTGAATTCTGTCCATTTCTGAGGGGATAAGTACTGGTACATCCGGGTGAGAATGGACAATCATAATCACCTCGCCCTCTTGTTCGGCTGACCGGTAATCACACTCACGCATCACAAAGGTATTTAGCGGGTCGTCAGCATCGTTATGGCAAGGCATATAAGTTTGCTTATTACCCTTCTGGATAATCACGCCACAGGCTTCTTTCGGGTATTCAGCGATAACATGCTGGCGTATTGCCTCAAGCAGCTTTTCACGCATGATTATTTTCCCTGTAAGTTGGCTCCCGGAAAGCCACCAAATGAGAGCGGAGAGCTTTCGCCAAATCTGAGCTTGCAGTCATCCAATCGGCCCCCGCAGACATCCTTTGACGGGTCATCGGTCGCTACGCCATCCTTAGTGAAGTAATTGCTCCCAGCATAATCACAGCCCGTCCCTGAGCGATACCAGCCTCGCATACACCAGGTGCAAACGGGTGTTATCTGCCGAGTCGGCAGTTGCAGGGATTGCAGGTTAAAAGGTGAACACAGCTCGAATTCTACTTGGGTACGAGTTTCCGAGGTTTTAGCGTTGATATAGAAAAGCCGCTCTCGCTCTTCATTCGGGTTAGCGTCTGGATTCCCCTGCTTCCAGTTGGCTGCATCCAGATACTTTTTAAAGGTGTAATGAACTTTGACCTTGGCCTTCACCATGTCATCGTATTGCAGACAGAGCGCCGTCACGTAGTTCATCACGTTCCCGACCGATAAGGTGGGTGTGGGCTGTGAGCCTTCACTCGATACATCTACACCTTCTAGCTTATACGGATGCGGGTCGTACTCATTACCCTGCCAGATAATCGACGGCAGGTTTTCGGCTGCAAAAGACTGCCAGCCCTCTTCGGATATGTTGTAGGCATGGAATCGAAGTACCTTATCCATACCGAACTCGGTGCCGTCCACTTCAATGAGCTGAACAAGTGACCCGGGTTCTAATTGTTGCAAGTCTGCTGTGAATGACATATTTCACCCATAAAAAAACCGCCCGGAGGCGGCACTGATCAAATATCAGGATTATGTAAAGAATAAATCAGGCGTAAGTTACTGGCTCAGCCCATCAGTGATGACGCACTGATGTAACTCAATGATGAGGGATGGCTGATTACCTCTGAACAAGGATTAATATGACAGTGAAGCAATCAGTAATATCCTGCATAAAATGCGGAAGCTACAAATTTGATACAGATAAAGAGATAAAAAAAGAAGAAGAGTTTTTAGCTGTGCGCCCGGTATGTGATATGTGTGATTACACTATGACTGATGAAGAGATAAAAACAAAATTCAAAAGAGTGTCGCATAATACCTTGCATGCCACCTCATCAAGCATAAATAATTACTAACTTCTACAGAGCTAACCTTCAATGGTTAGCTCTTCACCATTGTTTAGAAACTGTTTTACTGCTCCTACCGCTAGCCTCTCAACCTCTTTTTTGTCGAGATTTTCATCTCTATCCAAACGCACAATAAAGGTACCAAAAGCGTTTGCTTTATCGTTAGTCACGTTAATCGCGGCCATCATTTGATTTTCATTATCAAATGCTGGGATAGTTAAATGCTCCATTTTTGCTCTCATACCTACTCCTAAGGCGCAAAGGCCTGTTCAAATGTGAATGATGTTGTAATGTACTGGTTGTTAAGGAATGATGTCTTAATTGAATCAGACTTAACTCGATAGAGTTTCCGCTCCCCCCATGGGTTAACCCACCAGAAGGAAGTGGCCACGTGTGAGATAAGGAAATCTCTTAATCTTTTAGCTTCCTCTATGAAAGAATTATTATTTAAATCCCATGACTCAGATGTTGGATTGATTCCAGACATTGAAATCTGCTTATAACCATCACCAAATTGCGCACTTCGGATATTGTTTGCAATCGTTTCAGGTATTGAATAGGTGCATGAAAAATTAAAAGTGTCAGTCATCTTTATCGTCCATTAATAGCTCTCCAGAGCGGAGTTCCTTGCCTGTTAACTTGATCGTTAATTGCGTTTACGACACTTTGTTTTATCTGCTTACCGATACCATTTGCATCGACAGATGATGCAGGTTGGTTACTGCTAGAAGGTAAGTTCACGGTTATTCCACCTAAGTCTATATTGAGAGAACCACTACCACCTGCGGAGACGGATTTCGCCATATTCCTATTACTTATCACTTTTCCATTGTCGCCTGGAATCATGTACTGACTACCATTGCTAGCTTGGAATATCTCAGGCTTCCCAGACTCGCCGACTCGATACAACCCGCTACCATTCACTGGCCCACCGTTCTTTCTTGCGCCTGACACATAGCTTTGCCATCCAGAAGATAGACCTAGAGCGCCAGTATTAAGAGAAGGTGTTACGACAGATGGTGAAGAGATACTACTTACTCCTCCCATAAAAGAGCCAAGAACCGTACGCACTAACATGGCCTGAATGCCGACCTTTATTAACTGCTCAAGCATCGCATTAAGCGCGCCGTTAGCGAGATTTCTGAAAGCCTCTCCTGCTGACTCGGTGCCAGTGATAATTCCTGATAGAGCACTTGCTGAGCCAGAACTCAATGTGTCAATACCAGCGCCCATTAACTGATTTATTTGGCTCTGACTCTTCCATAGGCTCCACATAGCATCGTAGCTATCTTGGTTGTACTTAGTGTCTTGCGCCTGCTTTAATGCCGCGGCCTGACCATGTGCTAATACACCCGCCTGCTCATATTGGTTTATGAGTGATAGCTTCTCGGCATTTTCATTAGCCAATTGCTGAACAGGGTCCACTTGCCCGGCGAGAGATTGCTGAGGCGTGACGGCGTTCTGGCTGTTGATTTTAGCTAAATTACCAATATGCTCAGCCGCAAGTCTCTCAGACTCCTGCTGATACTGTTGCTGGCTGATAATTAAATTACCTTGGGAGTCTCTTTGGCCTTTGAGTAATTCAAGTTGTGCGGTTTTGCTCTGGTAATCATCGTTTTCAGCGACTTCAGGTATCAGATTTCTAGCTTTCAGCGCTGCGGATTGCTGCCATATCGCCTCTGCATACTTCGCCGCCTCTTCTCGCTGCGCCGCTGTCGCGTTCTTTCCTAGCGACATTTCAGCACGGAGTTTCGTTTGCTCCAAAGTGAGGTTTTGGCTTGAGACTGCGTTGAGGTCAGATTGCTGACGAAGTTGCTCGAGCTTCTGAGTAACTGACTCTTCTGCTCTGGCTTGCTGATTGGCTGCTGTATTTGATTTTGTTCTCTGCTGAGATAATTGCTTTTGTGCTTGGTTATTGTCATAAGCAGCACCAGCATCGGCAACCATTCCTTCTATAACCTGCTTTTGATAAACATTAGTTTCAGATAGGCCTGCTGCGTGAGCTTTGTCTAGAGCTATAGCCTCTTCTCTTGCTTTTCCCTGCAAGCTAGAGTACTTCAGTGATTGCTTAGATTGATTAAGTAAGTTTTGTTGCTCTGTGGTTAGCTGGTTGGTTGATTTAGAATTTGCATCTAAAGAAATCTTAGCTTGGCTTGATAAACCTACTAGCTGAGCTAATGGCTTCAAAAAAGCCCTAAGAGCATCAGTACCGCCATTAGTTTTAACTGCTACCTCTTGCATCTGTGAGACGACTTTCTCTAAGTCTTTTGGGGACTTTATATTCCCTAATTGCTGAGCAAGCCTAAACGCTTCATCATTACTAATATTAAACTTTTGAGCTAGAGTCTCGGTCGTTGATATCGTATCAATCATCACCTGATTTGCTCTACCGCCGCCATCCTTTGCTAGCTGAGCTAAAGCTTCATTGTAATTATCTGTTGTTACTTCCAAACTTTTCAAATTACCGTTCATTAGGGATATCGACGGCAATCCTCCTGTGAAAGTGGCTTTAAGCGTATCTCCAAATGAAAAAGTTGAATCGGAAACATTATCGAGGGTTTGTGGCAGCTTCGCTAATTGAGACTGTAATTCTATTGCGGCTTGGTTTCTCATTATCGTGGCAGCTTGCATATTTGTTTGTGCAAGTAAGGCATACTTATCAGAGAGTGTGGCCACTCCCTGATTAGATACTGATACCACGTTGTCAAAATCCTGAATTGCCGTTGAAAGTGTTTTAAGTGTGTCTTCAGCGTCGCCCATGCTCTTTATCAGAGTGCCGACAATTACAGATCCTAAAGCAATCAAAGCGCCGACTACTGCGCCTTGTGGCCCGAATGCGCCAGCCAGTTGAGAGCCTTGCTGCGCGAATGCGACTAAAGCTGACTGTCCGCCCTGAACTTGCACGATAAAGTCCTGAACCTGATAGCCAGCTTGTTGCATGCTGTTCTTCCAGTTTCCATGACTTTTCGAGCCGTTATCTGAGCCGTTTTTCATGTCATAAAGCTTGCCTGTAAGCTCCCCGATTTTAGCTTTTTCAGTATCTGAGGCGGCGGAACCTGCCCTCAATTGCGCTGCAAGTATCGCCGCGCTTCTAGCGCCATTTTCTTGGGCTTCGTCAAGGATGGCTAATTGATTTCCAAGCCCTTCGATGATGGTTTCGGCACGATTAAACTCAGAGTTTGCTGCGCTAGTCCCACTTCCCGCCGATTTCATGGCCTCGGCTATTGAATTAGCTGCACCAATCAGAGAATTCATCGCGCCATTCATTTGAGCGAGTGTCATACTTGCTGCCGCAGATGAGGCATTAGCTTGCTGAATAGCTAAAGCCATCGCACTGAAAGTCGTATTGAGCGTTTGCATTGAGCCATCAACTGACTTAGTTGAAGCCGCTATCTGATTTAGCGTTGAGGATGCCGATTTATTTTCTTTGCCAAAGTTATCAATAGCCTTACCAGTAACTTTTGAAGAAGCCGAAAGATCATCTAAGGCTTGTCTAGCTCTTGCATTTGCCTCAAGCAAAGGTTCGTAGTCTGCGTCAATTTGGAAGTAAATACCGCCAGCTTTAGTGCCTTCCATAAGTTAATCCTCAGTGAATTTCTCGGGAGCTTTTGTTAGATAAGTAGCGGTTAATCGCTTTAGTATTCAGCATTTCAATAACCTGAATACCCAAACTTGTAAGGGTGTAATTTCTACCCTCTAGATTAAAAAGCATCTGTAGTTTCTTATGGGCTAAAGCTATTACATCCTCGACTCCTGAGTCTTTTGCCGCAGCATAGACATTCATTTGAATGCCATCCGCAAGAGTAAGCCTCTCGATCTCCCAAGAAACGCCCCTGTGTGTGAATTTATTATTACCATTCCGAGAATTTAGCAGAGATATATACGCATCAGAGATAGCTAGGGATAAAGCATCTAATTCTTTCATTATTTATACCTTTCTTGGGAAGCAGGGATTATGGCGGATGATAAAAACAAAAAACCCGCCTTATTAAGCGGGTTTAATCAAGTATTGGTTAAAGCTATTTTTTAGACTTTTTTTGCTCAGCTTTAATCGCGCAGTCGGCCATTAAATATTTTTTTGCGGAGAAAAGCACAGAAGCCATGCCTACGTCAGTAATTTTCTGATCCATTTGAGAGCTAAAGAACTCCAAGACATCTTTGCAATCCATACCTGCCGATAGTTGATTACTGTTGATAGTTTGAATTGCGCTTATTATCTGGTTACTGAATCCATCTGCTTGCTCTTTTGTCATCTTTGTACCATCCCCTATTACTTCAGCCCTCAAGACTTTTTCATATTTAACTCTATCTTGATATTGCTGATTAGTAGGATTAGCCTCAGATGCAAATGATACAAAAATACCTAACCAAATAATTCCTATAGTAATATTTCTCACATCCCAATCCCCATAAGTAAAGTTAAGAGCAATCCTAATGTTAATTAAGTGCAAAGGGAAGCAAGAAACCGATTGAATACTGATCAAATGTCAGGGTTACTCTTCCGTATCTTTACTGCTAGGTTGTTTATTCATTTTCTTAAGTGCATCTTCAGCGTCAATATCATAAAAGCAGATTGTTGTGCTTTTACATGCCAGCGCGTAGATACCAGAAAAAAGGAAAGTGAAGAAGGTATCTAACCGAGACTTAAATCCATTATGGGATATAGTGATGAACAACCCCCCTTTGAAGGTGTTTTTACCGTCTGAAATTACAGCAGCTTTTTGTGCAGCGCTTCTTGAAAATGGCATAAGTCCTTCTCCAGTTGAAAGTGTTAAAGACCCATCCGGTAGACAATTCACCGTGAACTCTGGGTCTGATTTGAAAGAAATTACTATAGCTCTGATTGAATCAAAGCCATTTTGGGGATGCGTTGGGTACGCGATATGGGCATTTACCCAAAGGCATTCCCATAGAAAAGTGACCATCATTACGCCAGAGAAGAAGATTATTGTTTCTGGATTAAGTGACGGCGCGATAACTAAAGCAATTGAAGGCGCAACATCAATTGAGGTTATTGAAAGCGATTAACCCGCAGTTAAGCGGGTTGGATATTTTCACATTGAGTCTCTATCTACTGGAAATTAGCTTTCTCAAGCGTCGATGACATCTTTCCTGAGCATTCCAATACCTTTTAATTGGCTTATTAATCCAAAGAATATTGGTGTCGTCACGATCTATTCGAGTGATCGGCCTAGTTTCAATGCCTGCCCGATCGAACATCCTTCGAGTCATATAGTGAGATAATCGTTTGATTGCTGTATTCCGGCTGAAGCACCTGAATTTATTTCCATTATAAGAAACAACATAAACAGGGGCATCTACCCTTTCTATCCCTTTAATCATGAAGCATCACCTACAGCCAGCATAAAGCGCCCCATTTTTTCATGATAATGGAAGCTGCCCTTCCTCTCGGTTCCGGATAGCATTTGATTGAAGTTATGCATGAATGAATCTTCATTAACCACAGTCATTCTGGTAACAGCCCCTGTAGGAGCAACGTGCGGAACTGTTTTATGCTCAATGTCATAAGCAGAGACTAGCTGCCTACACTTTTTGTCGGTTAAACCTGTTTTATCTGAGAGGTATGAGTAACCTTGGTAACCCGCAGGTATCGCACCCTGAGCCATGTCATCGATTTTATGTTCCAACGCATGAATGCGTTTATCTTGCTCAACGTTTGCCATCGCAATTGCGGCAATTATTTCATTCTGAGAGAGCGGAGCTGGCTGTTTATTGAAGCCTGACTCTCTCTCATAAAGCTTATCGATAACCTTCATACGAAGAGTGGCACTATATCCAGTCAATAAACACTCAACATGACGGCGGTCCAGTCGATACTCGGTTTGCTGACGATTCATTGAGTCCAAATAGATATCCTGAAAATTCAGGACATCTTCTTCCAGTTCTGTAAGCATCTTTTCGATGTCGTTTTTCACGTTGTCGTGCCGCTTGCCTGTTAATTCTGCAATCTCTCGGCTCGACATAGTGACAACGTGAAACGTGTTTGGTACATTTACAGCAGTTGATATTGATTGTTGCATGTAAGTCTCCAATCTAAGTAAGTGATTAAGCCGCCAGCCCCACTGGCGGTTTTTCTTTTTGCGCCTTCCAATACGCCTATCAATGTAACTCCGGTATTCTTAAGTTTCTCAGCACTCGCCAGTTATCTTCCGTTCTGTGGTCAGCTTTTATGTGCATTGTTTCTCGCTCTAACATCCGTCTAACTTTGTTTCGGTTAAAGATGGTGTCTTTTGGGTATGAGACATAAGTAGGTGCTAATCGATGCTCCGCCGCCGTCAAAATTGGCTCAACATCCATCATGTAACTAGCCATACCCGTAGCGTGTCGCCATAACCAGCATAATTGGCAAAGTTCTTCATCTGTGAACTGTTTAGCAATTGGTGACTGAGTGACTTCACGGTCAAGAACATCCAGCGCCCAGCGGCGAAACTCTTTCGCTTTATCGGTGGTAGCAAACATGGCAACTAAGTGAGCGCCACGTAGTGAAAAAACACGCACAGGAATATCCACGGATCCAGTTTTTCTAACGACACTCAATCTGAGGGTCGTTGACATGCTATCGGTAAATTCATCATGGTATCGGCTAAAAATCTGAGTTACCGCATCCGACTTTTTATACCCGAGAGCTTTTGCCAATTCAGATGATGTAAGCCAAGTTTGTTCAGCGTGATTAATCTCTGTGAAGGTTACATTCTGGAAAGTTAAATCTTTTCTCTGTACAATATTCATGTCGATATTTCCTAGTCGGTTATTTTCGATAGAGGCCCCATTAGTGTTCGAGCACTTTGGGGCTTCGTTATTTTTACTACTCACTAGCCCTTTCCTCTCTCAAGCATCTGGCGAGCCTTTGAACAATCGCTGAGTTAATTGAAATACCATCTATTTCAGCTATACGGCGAATTTCCTTATCTATTCGCGCTGGAAGTCTTACATTCATCTTCACGCTTTTTCGCTCAGTAAAAAGTGTATCTTGCATACTTATCTCCTTTGTGGGGCCAACTTGACACCTGATATTAATTTAACACCATTGCCAGAGATGTCAAGTTGGCCCCATAATAAAAATAGAAAATAAATTTAGGTGGTTCTATGAGCAAATTTCCCAGCCAAATGCAGGATAAGTTCAACCTTCGCTTCCCTGAGGGAATGCGGGATGCGATAGCCGAGCGCGCGAAAGCCAATGGGCGTTCAATGAACTCAGAGATAATTCAAATCATTGAGGATAGTTTTAGAGCACAGGACTACTCGGACGATGAATTTGATTTGATGTATGAATACGTCACAACCGAACAACCTTGTGATGAAGAAGAATGGAGAATGAGAGATAAAACTTTAACTAAATTAGTTAATGAAATATCTAATCGGTTAGAAAATGAAACTCGCCGCCTTAAATCTTTATTTGAAATACGTAGCCCTGACGGTACATATAAACCACCTAGGTCTTATTAAAGCCCGAGTAACCGGGCAATAACTGATCAAATATCAGGGTTATGTAAAGAATAAATCAGGCGTAAGTTACTGGCTCAGCCCATCAGTGATGACGCACTGATGTAACTCAATGATGAGGGATGGCTGATTACCTCTGACAAGGATTGAAGATGTCCGATAAATACAAGTTCGAAGAGAACCTAAAGGATGACATGCCACTTCCTGAGGCTTTTGAATCAATTCAGGTTTTGAATATGGCTTATGCTGCCTTGGTGCGTGTTGCTGAGAAAAGAGACCCTGGTTTTGCCAAAGATTTATTATCTACGCTAGACAAGCTTTATGAGCAAAATGATGGCCTGACAGGACAATTGGCTGTCGCACAGATTGCTCGGCTTGTTAAGCACGTAACATCCGACAACAAGTAACACCATCCTTAACAACCTCAATACTATCTGGGGTTGTTTTAATACTTGCTCCTTGATGCTCATTTGAGTTGATACTAACAGATTCGTTATCCCCGTTTCTTTTTCTTCTGCAGTCTACGAATTTAAGGAGAGTAGGTAATTGCGGCCCTTCTTTGTTGCCAAGGCTGAAAATCATACTCCCATCTTTTCTGTATGCTGCAATTTGATTGTCGGTTTCAATCGAATAACCATCATCTCTGACGAATAGCATCATTTCGGATCTATCATCCTGAAGTGGTTGCTTAGGTGTGTCCGAGGTGGCACCTGAAATGATTTGTCCTAGCTTATTCATCTGCTTTGATATTTCATTAAATTGATCTTGAACCTTCATAGCAAAGTCTTTTTGTTCTTGCTTATTTAAATACAGTGCATTATCAATAATGCCTTTAATCTCTTGCTCGATACTCATAACTACTCCTAAGGCGCAAAGGCCTGTTCAAATGTGAATGATAGTTCTAGCCGTTTTTTAACTTCTTCTCTTTCATCGCAAAGTAATCATCGACAACCTGGTCGTACTCCTCGCGGGTAAATCCTTTCTGCTCAGGGTATTTCTGGTTGAGCATCAGGATAAATTCGGTCATCGTTAGGTTCTCCGCCTCGGTGCGCGTCATTGAGAAGTGGTTACGGGCTGCATTGATGTAATCAACAGCCTTGAACTCTGATGTAGTACCTTTCGATTCATTGCGCTGTAACTGCCTTACTTTGGCCTTACCGATAACTCCATGAGTAATCAGGGAAGAGGCTATCAGCAGCATATCTTGTGGCACCATCTTGCCTTGCTTCCAGACGAAAGCTCGCTTACCCGTCTTGCTAGGTACAATGTCACCAATCAGCGGCGATAAGTCGGATTCACAGCAAGCTTGCAGTACGTCAATTGCCGCGCTAAATGCTCGCCTAGCTGGATTGGAGTTGTTCAGGTACTTCATGAACCAATCAGGCAGACTTCCTGTTGCCGACCACATTCCCGCTATCAGTTCCTGTACCTCAGTATTATGCAAGTCTGCAACCTTCTGAACTATCTCCTGTGGACTACCTATCTTCGTCATATTGATAAGCGACGGCCTAAACTGGTAATCATCGTCGCCAACTGAGATAACGCACTCGCCTATTTCTTTTATCGGGGTCATTCATAGCCTCATAATCAATGTCAAGGGCAATAAATACTTATCACCCTTTGGATTGGTTACGCTGCAGTAACCGTAATTGCGCTGGTAGCTGTTTTGCCGCCATCAGCAGTGGTTGCTGTGATGGTTGCGTTACCTGCCTTAACGCCTGTCACGAGGCCCTTGCTATCAACGGTTGCGATAGTAGCATCCGAAGATGCCCAGGTTACTGACTGATTGCTCGCCGTGGACGGGGACACCGAAGCTGTTAACTGACGGGTTGCACCAACCGCGATATTCGCGCTATTAGGCGCTACGGCAACTGAGGTGACTTCTGAGGTGTCAATATCATCGATCGATACGGTAGAGCCATCAGCCACTTTGAACTCAGTAGAGAACGTGACAATGTCGTCGGTGCCGCCGTCATTACTCAGCGCGCTGATGACCATGTACGCCTGAATCATAATCTGGCCGAAATGCATACGAACCCACAGAGTAGGCTGACGAGCTGCATTTACTTCATTTACGTAGTATTTGATGAATTTATACACGCCGTACTGGTCAGATTTATCGTTGACGCGCACCTCACCTTCAAACGACAGGGTTAAGTCATTTGAAGTAACCACGTTCTCTACCCATCCCTTAGTATCATCAGCGGATGAGTTAGTCGTGTTCGGGTTCATATCAAACGTTTTACTGGTACCTGCAGCAAGTAGTTTGAAATCTGCCTCAGTGGGCACTGTATCTGAGCAACCATCAGCCACTTCAAGGATGACGGCGCGACCAAACAACTTAGTGTTATCTGTTTTACATTGAGCCATTTCTTAGCCTCTTTCGGATATAAAAAAAAGGCCGCCGAAGCGACCCTGTAAGGTTTATTTTGTTAGTTCTCGCCGTAGAGACATGCGAACTGTAATCGCCACACAATACGACCTTCTGCTGTCATAACGGGAGGAGGAATGCCGCCCATATTCGTTATCTGGCCTAGACAGCTACTGATTAGCGGGTTTTGCTGAACGAAGTCGATGATTGATAGCATCGTCTGCTCTGACTTTTCGACCTCACCCTTGCCAGAAATGATGTCTACTAATGTGTGATACTCCCCGCCAATATCCCTGTCGATATCACTACCGCCATTAGGGCGGAACACGATGAACCGGTCGGTGATTTTTCCTGTATCGGACCAGATAAGCGACTGAATGATGTAGCCGGTCGTCAGGCCAGCTTCAGAAATCACATCCCTAACGCGCTTATACATTGGAGGATTCATAGTGACATCTCCCGTGCAATCGCAGCCTCAATTTGCTCTTTGGTATCAGCGAATCCTTTCGTTAAGAACTCTTTCTCAGCAGTCGCTCGACGGAAGGTCTGCGGCACATTCGGATCGTGAACATAAACCGCATAGTTAGCTGAGTAACCAACACGCCCTGTCACTCTGGTGCCGTTTACCGATAACTCACGATATTGG